GACGCTCTTCCGATCTAATCCCCTTCCCCGCCGTTTGTTGAGGGAGGGCTATCCTTCCTTGGTACCCCCTTTGTTATGTCAATGTATCGAATAGATATATCAAACAGGTATTAATATTCAAATAAAATATCAAATGGACTACTACTATAATAATAATAATAATAATAATAATAATAATAATAATAATAATAATAAATGTAATAAAGAGTACTAGTAAAAGAGTATTACTATTATATTACCAGGCTATATAAATTTGATATATAAACTTATGTAACAATTATTATAAAATATAAAACAAAACACTTGACATTGTTATTTAAATGTGTTATAATATAAATGTAAGGTTCGGAAATGAACTAAACAACATAAGGTAAATCAAACGAGTTGTAAGTAACAACTATAAAATACTTAAGAAGATTGAATTGTTTGAGTGTACTTATAAAGTTCAAAAGAACATCCTACAAAATAAAACAAAAAAAAAACGTGTACAAGTGAATAAGTTCTATCGCATAGGACAAAAGAATGTTAACAAGCGATACAAAATAACATGGTCATTCGGTGAGTGAGCTAATCGAGCCGTTCGAACTCAACACGGTAAAAGGGAAATCGGCGCTGTTGTAATTGCTACATGTTCTTATTGTCTATTCATGTAATAACGTAGATAATAAAAACGTGTACAAGAAAAAACAGAACAAGGAAGGATAAAAATGAGAACGAAGATTTTTTTGGAAGAGAACAAACAAATTAAAATTTGTGAAACTAACAACGGCACAATAATCGAGATATATAATTGCGGGCAATTAAGTTATAATTTTAATTATATCAATTATGAGTTTGAGAATGTAGCCGCAATGTATAGAGATGATACGTTAGTATACTAAACAAAGAATATTTTATGCAGCTATTATGAACAATGGATAAAACATATTATAATAAATAATAAAATAGAGAGGAAACAAAAATGAAATTTATATTTACTTATGAACCGACAAGTTGGAATGACTTTTACAAACCTTATTATGCAATAGATAATAAGAGAGTATCAAGAGATTACTTTTATTACATGATTAATTATTGTGAAATTGAAACATGATTTACAATAGCCTTTCATTAATACACAAAAATAATAGATATAAAGCAACATTTTACTACAATTAATATGAATATGGGCACAAATAATAACTAAAAATAAAGCAGAAAGAGGTGTAATATGATTAATGTACAAGTTAACGAAACAACTTTACTAAATTTACTCATGGACAGGCTTGAGTACTGGACGACCAATAGCAATACTCTACAACTCTATGAAAAGTATTTTCAAGATTTAATATTCAACGGTTGTTTTGAAGGTGCGGAATTGGATGTTAACTTAATTGTTGATAACCTTTATATAAACGATACAGCGGTGACAGATAGAGAAGGATTGAGCAAAGAATATGGCATCGAAGCTAACGATTGCAGCAGAATTCTGGCAAGTGATAAAGCTAATAATTTATATTTAGTTAGCACGTATTAATGTAATGGGAGTAAACAAAATGACAAACTATTTAATTTATAAAACTTATTTTGATAGCGACTTGGACGATTGCCCACAAGTTTATTTTTTAGGCTTATATAAGGAAAAATCTAAAGCCGATGAGATATGCACAAAAGATATTTGCGGGCGTACTTTTTGTCAGGAAATTGATACAGATAAAGAATATTTTATACAATTATTATAAATAATTGACAAGACATATCGTACTAAATAATAAATTAAAAGAGGTTTTAATATGATAGTAACTTTATTTTACAACGTTGTTGTTGTTTGGATTTTAAGTAAACTGTTAGGACAGCAAGGCTTTGGCGGTTTTATATGGCTAGCAGCATTGTTTTACTGGTTTGATGAAAACTTTTTATTTGGCATAGACTTTATAGGCTTTAGTGCTGCGTTTGATATGCTAATCGGATTAGCAATCGGATTAATTACATTGATTATAAGTTGGTTTACAGATAACAATTAAAGTGAGGAATTGAAAATGAATAAATATACTTTTTACGTTGGAACTTTTGATAAAGATACTTTCAAAAGAGAAAAAAAATTCAGTGAGTTTAAACGAGTATTCGATAGAGTGTTTGGAATGTATACATTACAACAAGCTCAAGGACGTTATGTTATGCAATCAAATGGTAAGGTCATCAGTGAACCGACTTTCATTGTTACGTATTTTATTGATGATAATGACGTTAACCTGAATAGGATTGCAGATATTCTAAAGGGTGAACTTAATCAAGAGAGCATTTTGATTGAGTACAATAATGTTGGCGAATTGCACTAAATAAGTAATATAACAGAGAGGATTAAATCATGGCATACAAAAGATATTATCAATTGGTAACAATGAGCTACGAAGGTACAACTATTGAGGCTACGTGTTTTACTCAAGCTTTAGAATACGGTTTTAGGCACGGACTGACAAGTGTTCGTATTTTCTACAGTGACAGCTCTTCCAGAATACATGATAGGGTAGAGTTAGGCTTAAAGCCGTTTACAGTAAACTACTTGAATAGAACGTGGGAAGCACGTAAATATGATAGTTTACTTTTCGCGCTGTTTGATATGTTATTCAAACGTAAAGGTTGGGATACGTCTAAAGAGCATCATAAACAAGTGCTTAATGTTATTGAATATGGTAGCAGAATTTACAAGGATTTAACGGAGGCTTAATTATGAATGAAAAAAACAATAAAAATAGTAACAAGCAACAACAGAACAAAGTGATATATTACTGTGTAATAAGAAGCTATCAAACAAAAGACTTAAAGTCTATTGAAAATGATAAGTTCAGAGTAGTATTCAGTTTGGACTGTCCGAAACAAGAACAAGGCTTTCACTGTATGCAATCATACAATGACGAAACTATTGAGTACGATTATTTCGAAGTAGGTTTGCAAGATAAAGCACTACATGAGTATATTAAACTGTTAAGAGAGGCAGGTGTTGAATATTTTTACTAACATTATAGCTTTACTAGGATATTATATTACGTTAGCCTATACAACTAATAGTGTACCTGCATTCAATCAAGCTATGTACATACAATGTATGTATATAGACAATGGAAACAAGTTGCACTATGCAAGCGTAAACAATAATATTTATGTTGTAAATAGCTTGTCTAATATGTGCAGGGTTCAAGCGGACATAAAGGCTGCACGGTTTGAACGTGGCGAACTAAGTCAAGAACAGCAAACATTTTTAAAAGTATATTCTTTTAACAAAGAATTATATAACGGATTAAAATAATTTGTAAGGACGGACTTGAATGAATATGTGGTACTATAATAATACAGGAGGCATGAATATATTATGATGATACTTAAACCAAAACTTAATTTCGATTACGACAAATTACTTAGACGCAACCCTAAGCGTGTAGTATTGATTGTGCTACATCATAGATGTGGTAATGGTACTATTGAAAGCATACATCAAGCACACCTCAAACGTGGCTGGGCTGGATGTGGCTATCATTATTACATACGCAAAGACGGTACAGTCTATCAAGGTAGACCTACTGAATATGTAGGCTCTCACTGCGTTGGCAATAATGCTTGTAGTATAGGTATTTGTTTTGAAGGTGACTTCAGAAAAGAAAAGCCCACACACGAACAACTTGTTGCTTGCAAAGAACTTGAACACGAGTTGCGTAACAAGTTTACCACAATCAAAAGAGTACTTAATCATAAGGATTTGTGTCAAACTCTGTGCCCTGTAGTTGACTTAAAGAAATTAGTTGCGGAGGCTAACTCATAATGAACACTGTAAGAAGAAAAACTGTTAATGACAGTTTAATTACACAAGACATAATCGATAAGTTAGTGATATATACTTATGAACATCTGGAAAATATATATGAATTTAGCCAAGCGGATATAGTAAAAACTTTAATAAGTAAAACTACTAAACTGTCTAATGTTACTATAGCTAGAGTTATTCGAGCTATGCTACCTGAGAGCGGTGCTACCGCTAATAGTGTTAACGTAATTATTAATAGACTTAAGAAACGTAGCAATGAAATTGACGAGTTACTTAATGAATTAAGTCTGGAGGAATAGCAACAGTGACTGATACACCAAGTAAAAAGGTAGTATACTTCAAGGCAGATGAGCTGAAGAGATATACTTATGGTGAAGTTGGTCTGCTGTTTTGCATCGGTAAATCTATGATAAGCCAGATTATTCAAGCGAAGACACGCAAGTATAAAAAAGAAATAGTACCTAGTCACGTAGCTATAATAAACGGTGAGTTTATATACGAGAGTACTACAGAAGTAGTTAACGTGGAAGGCACTAGTAAGACTATACATAGCGGAGTTAGACGGTGGTTACTATCAGACTTTATTAAAGCTGAACAGAAAAAAGAAACTGAATACGCATTCTTCCCTTGCTATGTAAATATAAAGAAGCTTGAACAATATGTGCATTATCCTTATGGCAAAGATACTATTGTGGAGTTCTTATTTAAAGATGAGGCTCAAGGTGACAGTCGTGGATTAATCTGTAGCCAGTATGCAAATATCTGCACCAACTTTATAGACGCACCGTGTCCAAGTCCAGCAGAACTATTTCGGAAGATAAAAGAAATAAGAGAACTGAAATAAGAATAGGTGATAGCCAGTCAGGGCGTACTCGGACACTAACCGTCTGTAAAGGACGGACACTAGCGTTTTTAAAATTATGTTCACGGATTTTGAAATGAAATCCAAAATTGTTGATAGTTAATTTAAGGAGGTATTCCCCTATTATGTATTACAAATTAAAATTGGATAAAGAAGGTACTAAACTTAACGTAATTGATTATGTTGATTACAAACCTAAAAAACCTGACGGTTTTATTTATGCGACGCAAGACGAACTTAACCGTATTGAGAAGTCAGTACTTGAAAGCTATGAAAATATTCTCGATGAAGAATTAGGACTTTAAATAAAGGACGAGTTTGAAACTTAATGTGGTATAATATATTTAGAAACTTTATAAGGAGATTTTGATATGACAGACCAAAAAGAAAAAATAGCTTGTGCAGAATGCGGAGCTGAAGTAGAACTTGAAGGCGGTTTACTCGTATGGGCTAAAAAGAACCCTGACAAATTCAGATGTCCTGAATGTCAAAAGAAAAAATATGCTAATAAGATTGCAGAAGGCAAAGCTAGTAACGCAAAAAGTTTTGCTAAAAAGGGTGAAGCATCTCAAGCAAAAGGGTCGTTCGATAAAGGACCAGTTACTGCAAAGCTTTTGCGTCAGTCTTATGACGAAGTAGTCGCAGAATTTGCAGACATTCTTGAAGAGGTACGTCCATTGTTGGGTGGTTGGACAACAACTATCGCCCTCAGTAAAACTAAATAGTAGAAATTTTAACAATGAAAATTAATTACAGTAAAATCGCAAAGCGAATACTCTCAAAATATTATAAAGCTAAAAGCAATTACACGAAACCACAACAAACGCAAACACGAACCCCGAATAACACGAAGGCGAATAACAACAACCATAATTCGCCACATTAATCCTCTCATTATCCTTGATACGAGGGCAGTAAGTTATCACCATTAAAGTAAAGGATGTGCGTATATGACGGACGCTTTACAATTACAGACACAGATTGAAGAGTTGACAGCTCAAATTCTTGAGTTGAAAAAGTCAGTGGCTGACGATTTAGTAACTACTCAGGTTCTAATCCGTACGAATAATTTACTGCTTTCTCGTTTTATTTTAGCACTGGAAAAAACTAGAAAGAAAATAGGATTACCCGAGAGGGAAATTGCTTTTAAATTTGAATTACTTGAAGAAGAGTATAGAGAACTAGTAGCAGAGTTCGGGCAAGAGGAAGTCGACAAGGCAATGTATCGTTTAGATAGATTGTTATTGACTAATAGGCAACAATGCCCGAGAAATATTAAGAAGTATTTGCACAAAAGACTTAAAAAATCTCGTGATGTGCGAAATAAAAAAGAGTAAAGAAAAATAAAGAGAGCGTGCATAAGTGGAATTATCCGCATTAATAATGATAACAGCTTTAATCGTGATGATAGTTGCATTCACATAAGCAAGAGTATAGCAAAATGAGTAAGAGTCAGTCTAATAGTAGTAATAGCAAAAAGAATACAGCAGAGTTTGAGTTGAGATATTTAAACCGCTTATTTTACTATGGTAAGATTACTAACCTAGACAGCGTGGAAGGAGCGTTGATAATTACTCTTAAATGTTATACTGCAAGTAGATACTTTGGCGGGTACAATAACGTAAGGATTTACGTACCTTCAGACCTTGAAAATGATATCATAAGAGAAGTTACTATCGGTGATGATTACTTCGCAATATGTGCACCTTACAGAGTAACTTTTAAAATGACATACAGGCACAGGGTTGATTTATTGTTACAACTCTTTAAGGCGGTGAATTAATATATGGCTAAAAAGATAGTACAAGGAAATGACACATACGATTTACTAATCGACATTATATTTTCTTTATCGCCTAAACAAGCCACTGCCTTAGCTAAGGAATTAGTTGTGCGATACACGTCTCGTGGCAGGATAAAAAGATATAACACAAAAGGGGAGTTAGACCCTGAAGGGCTTATCCGTTTACTACCATTTCAATATAAACAGTTGAGAACTAAGTTCGGTGATAGCTATATTAAAAAAGCATTCACGGAGTTGAGCAATTATATTGAATGGTTACAACAACATATTGACGACAAACAAGGTAATAGACAAAAACTCACACGCCTCAGCCAAGGCACTCATATGTACCTACTAGGTGAAGGTGAAGGTTGGGTTTATATGAAGTGTAAGGGTTATATCTGTAAAGAACGACCGAAGCTTAATCTTAACCCTTACTTAATTGATGATTTACCTACCGCACGAGAGTACGTAAGAAGTTTACCTGAAGAGCTGAGGGATAGTATTGATGTCAAAGCTCTTTATAAAAAATTTCCTCAATTAGCCGACCCTGATTTTCTGGAGAATGGCTATGACGAAGAGTAATAATAACGACCAAAATAAAAACTTTTCTTCTCATAATAATCCTCTTAACTCACCCTTTACCTCAACCGAGGGATATGTGAACAAGCGTAAAAAACTTGAACCTATCCCTTTGTTGGAGGGCATTGAAGAAATTAGGAATGATTTTGAGAAGAGGCTAGAACAGGGTGATACTGTATACGGTATTGAAATCCTCGACGACTATGTAGAGACTATTCGCGAAGGTTCTATAACCTATATCATAGCACAAGCGAACACAGGTAAGTCGTTATGGAGTCAGCAAATAGCCTGTAACTTAGCTAAGCAAGGGAAAAAGGTTTTAATATGCTCGTGCGAAATGGGTGCTGGTCTTTTAATGGAAAGACAAATAAAAATATTGGCTGGCATAGGAACTATGCAGCTCAAAAATATGTACTCAAGTCAGAGAGATACTGCTAATTACATATTAGATAGTATGATTGAAGATGAGAAGTACACCTTCCTAAGAAATATAGACGTATGCGAAACTGGAGGGGCTACAATAGATGACATTATGGAAATGCTTGATTGCTTTCCAGAGTATGAATATATTATTGTAGACTACATTCAGAGAATACGGGGAAGTGGCAGCGAGTATGAGAATATTACTCGTTGCTCAATGGAGCTGCAAGCTTACGCTCGGCGTACTGGGAAGAGGTTAATAGTATGTTCTCAAGCAAGCAGAAATTCACAAGATAATGCAAGAGGTGCTAAAGAGAATTCAGGAATGCTGATTAGGGGTAAAGGTTCAGGTAGTATTGAAGAAGACGGTGACGTTGGACTTAGCCTTCAAGAACTTTACGAGGACGGAAAGAAATATATACTAGCAACATTATTTAAGAATAGATATGGTGACAAGAATATTTCATATAAATATATACTTGACAATAGACTAAGACTTTTAAAGGTAAGTGATTGCGATGAGTTCTAATAAAGATAACAACAACAATAATAATAAAAAATCAAACAATCTATTTGCTAGACTACCTAAAGAGGTAGCTAAGGCTTTACTCTTGTTCAAAGCTCTGGATAGCAAGAAAGTGTTACAGCTAACGCAGGCAGTGCTTTACCTTTGGCGTGAGTTTATGATTAAGATAAGAATAACGCCAGTCATTAAAAAGTTTAAAGTTGAATTCTATTACAAAGACACTCACCTCGAAAGAGTAGATGTTGAAAACATTGATGATGTTATCAATCTGATTGAAGAGATTAAAGAACATAATAAAGGAGAATTATGATAGTGACTTACGATTTAACAGATGACGGAACTGGAAAAAAATACGACGGTGGCAAACCTATGGTAGGTACTTTGTGTAGAGTATTTCCTCGTGCATTACTGGCTGTCGGGCAATGTATTATGTTCGGAACTCATAAATATCCGAAACCAGATAATTGGAAGTTGGTAGAAGAAGCATTTACCAGATATCAAGATAGTATGATGAGGCATTATCTAAAGTATCAAGCGGGTGAAGTTATGGATAGTGAAACTAAACTTCCACATCTCTCACACATGGCGTGGAATGCGTTAGCTATTCTGGAATTATATCTAATGGATAACCCTGATGTATTTAAACAATATCTCAAATAAGTTAAGTAACAAAATGTAAATGTTGTATTTGTACCCTCTTGAAATATAGAGGGTTTTCGTTTATAATGATAAAGTAACATAAAATAGTCCGTCAGGACGTACTTAAAGGAGGCTTATATGTCAGATTTTATTGAAAGCGTTATTTGGTTAATAGTAACCACTTTAATTCTTGCTGTTCCACTCTTCACTATTGGATATTTTATGGACAAAATTTCTTGCGAAGCTACGGCAAGAGCTTTGAGTTTTACTCCGCACTATTCTATATTTACTGGTTGCGTGGTCGAAAAGCCCAACGGAAATAGAGTGCTACTTGACCAGATTAGAAACGTTGGAATATCAAAGGAAAGCGAGTAGATAATGAAAAGAGATAAATGTATAAGTTGTAAACATTATGAACCATTTTTTAGTAGCTGTAATTTATATCATGAAGAAGTTTATTTAGGTGAAGGAGATTTTGATATACAGCCAGTAAATATTAAAAATGTAAGTAAATTAGAATGTAATTATATGGCAAAGGAGAAATAAGTATGGGCAGACAAACATTTTATAAGCCTACAACTAAAATGACTAAAGAGCAAATGGAGCTTTATTATTCAATAACTCCTTTGATAAATAAATTGTACTACAAGATTAAATTTATGCCAAAGGATGACGCTTTGTATAGGCTACCTTTTAATGAGGACTTAAAACAAGAACTCCGTGTAAAAGCTTGTGAATTAGCTATGAGATATGACAAGAATAGCAAAGCTAAGTTTAGTACTTATGCTATCTCTGCTTTGACTAAGTATGCAAACGAGATAAGAAATGATTACAGGCTTAGGAGTAGAACTAATGTAAACTACCCTGTGGCTTTAGTTGCTATATATTCAAAAGCAAAAGGCGGTTACTACGACTTTAAAGGTAATAAAGTAATGCAGGAAAATTTCCAGAGACTTTTAGAATGGCAAACTAATCTTACTCAAGGCGTAGTAGGGTTTAGTCAGGACGGAGAACCTTTAGAAATTGAGGATGTGGTAAAAGATGATACTGACTACTATGAAAATTCTTCTATCGCAATGGATAGAGATAGGGCAGTAGAATACTTGGCAAAGTTAAAAGAATGGATGCCTAGCTCTTATCACCTTGACACTATCTGGGATAGGAACGGGATGAATAGCACAAGAACACCAAAGACCTATGCCAGCATCGCTAAGGCTAAAGGTAAGACTGAAGCTGCTATAGAGTCAAGTTACCGGAAAGGTATGAATAAATTAAGAAAGTACATTAGTGCTAACGAGAATACAGTAGAATTATTAAAAGGAGGCATAGAATAGCATTATGGCAAAGACAACAAAAGCTGGTGAAACTATTAAAATTTATACACTTGAATTTAAACTTCCTATTACTGAAGATGAGATTAAAGAAATTCAACGCAAGCCTAAGGGTAAAGTTGCCAAGAACTTCTTGAGCTATATTAAAGCTGTATGCGGTGTGACATTCGAGAAAATTTTGAACCCTGACGAGAAAATTCAAACGACTACAGTTGGCGAAATTCTTATGGAAGAGTTTATCAAGCCTAACAAATTACCTCTGTCAGAACTTGCTTTACAAACTGATATGCCAGAGGGTGAACTGACCAGCATCATTGATAATAGCGGAACTATTACCGAAGATATTGATTTAAAACTGACAAAGTTTTTCAAACTAAGTAAAGGCTATTTTACTAGATTACAAAAAGATTTTGATAAACGTTCTAAAAATATGTAACAAAAAGTTAACAAACATCTTGAAAAATAGTTTACAATATGATACAATGAGGATAAGGAGGTATCTAACAATGGACGAACAATTAGACGGACAAGTTTATGTTATATCGACAGACGAAGGCGAAAGTATTGCTGAAGATAGCAAAGGCTTTATTTTAGTCTTTGATACTATTAAACAAATTGCCGACTGGGCAGTCGCGAATAATATCCAATTCGAGAAAATTAGAGTAGATAAAGTTGACGTACTGGGAGTTGATGATAATGACAAGTAACGGTATGACTTCTACACACTTTGCATTATTAGATTACGATGGTTTTGTTTGTAAGGCATTCTTTGCTGCTATGGCTAGAGGCGAAATCGATAACGCCGAGAGTGTTTTACTAGAACTTACAGAGATTGCCATACAAAAGGCTAAAGACTTCTTTGAAACTGAGGACGTTGAGGTGTTCAAAGTTATGTCAGGGCATAGCTGGAAAAAAGATTTATATCCTGAGTACAAAGCTAAACGTAAACGCAATGCCTATATAAGAGATTTCAGGGATTATACCTTGGCAAGTCAGCCTGATATTTTTAGACCTGAAAGATTAGAAGCTGATGAATTAATAATCCTAATGCACGATGAGCTTGTCGACGCTGGCAAGCAAGTCATAGTCTTTTCGGACGATAAGGACTTGAAATACTATTCTAAACTTCATTGTGGTATAAATGTTGGACAGGAAGTAGAACCTACACTAACTAATAATGAACTATACGTTCAATTATTGGCAGGTGATAAAGAAGATTGTATTACAGGCATACCTAAAGTCGGCAAAAAGACTGCTGTTAAGTTACTTGATAACGAGTATACTATAGAAAAAGTTATTCAGATATACAAAGAAAAAGAAATCGACCTTGACGAATGTATCAAACAGTTAGTCCTGACTATACCAATGTCAAAACAATTCAATGATAATCCTTACGATATGTATACAGCTTATAGCTTAGTAGTGTCAAGGCAAGGCAATTACTCTGCTAATAACAACGACGCCATTGATAGAAGTATTGAAGGACTTGTTAAATATGTAAGCAATAAAGTAACGGAGGTTTATAATAGCAAATGAATAGAATAGAAACGTTAAAAGGAGGTACAGCCCTAAAAGGCTATATTACCCGCAAAGGTTGTGTTTCCTTAAAGGGCTATGAGCGTAAGATATTACGCAAGATGATAATGCACGAGCTAGAGTCTGTTACGTGGTATATTAAATATAGGGAGAATAATTTCTTTATTCACCCTAATAAGTTAGAAGTTTTGCGAAAAAGAAAAAGGACTCTGCTTGAAATGCACAAGAAATTAAATAGAGGAGTAGAATTAAAAAGTGACAAATACTATGAAGACTAATAAAAAACCTATTAGTAAAGCTAAAGCTAATAGCAAAGCATCAAAGAAACGTAAAGCAATGACAACTCAAGAGTATGAAGAGATGCTAATGGAATTTATTAAATCAGAATTTGAGGAGTGTATCTAAGATGATAAGAGCTAAGAAAATATTAGACTTAGATAAGAAAATCACAGACGGTACTGTCGTTATTGCTAGTGATATACACATCCCTTTCCAGGATAAGGCAGCGGTTAAAGCTTTCCTCAGTTATGTAAAAGAAAAGCAGCCTGAAGTAATTGTGCTTAATGGTGATGTTCTGGATATGTTTATGCTCTCCAGATTTACAAAAGGTGAAGGGCGTAATCCATTAGAAGAAATTAAGATATGTCAAGCTTTATTGGCTACTTTACGCAGTACATGCCCTAATTCAGAAATCTTCTACGTAATAGGTAATCACGAAAATCGTCTAGAAAAGTACGTATTAAACAAAGCTCCTGAGTTAGCTTCGTTGATTGAAGATGTCTTCTCTATCATTAAAGTTGAAGATTATAATGTGAGAGGGTGTTCAAGTCTAACTGTCAACGACAACTTCGTAATGAAACACGGAACGTACATCGGTAATAAATCTGGCTTATCTGCAATCAAAGAGATGGAAAATGCTTATATGTCAGGAGCTACAGGTCACGTTCATAGACTCTCAACCTATAGAGCTCGTAAAGCAGGTCGCAAATTTGTATGGATAGAGACTGGATGCCTGTGCGATTTAAACCCTGAATATTGTATAAATCCTAACTGGTGCCAAGGTTTTGCTGTAGTAGAATTTAAGGACGGTAAGCTTTATAAAGCAGACTGTCTTGAAATTGAAAAAGGCAAGATACTTTGAGGGAGGACAGTTGAATGGATATCGACGGTGTAGAAATTACCGATGAGATGAAAGAGGCTGTGGCTTTAGCAGTTCTTTACAGGGAAGACCCTGTGCTAGCTTTGCGAAAAGTTGATAGCTGTCCTAAGAAAATGTCTAATCACGACATTAATCTTATCTACAACAAAATCAGAAATGCTCCAGACTTTGAAGAGTTAAAGAATTCTATCAAGGGCGTAGAGACTCATACTCTTGTAAAAGACGATATGGACACTATAATGCTGATGTACAATAAAATGTTACGTGAAGCTACAGCAGAGAAAAAATATGATGTAATTATCCGTATCTTAAAAGAGATTAGGCAAATAAAAGCTATCGAAGATGAGCAGACTAAATTTGAAGTTGTAATAAGAGTACTAACTCCAGAAGAAATAAAGGAGATGCGACACGATGATAAACCCGAACAGCCAGAGATATCATAGACACTGTTTATGTAGAGATGATTTACCAATATATCCTTGTCTTGGTATGACTTGTCAGGGGTGCCCCCACCTAAAAGAATTTGATGAAGAGTTCTTAATGTTTGCTATAACTCTTAATGAGAGGATAGGCGATAGCCCGATTTGAGGGCGTATTTCGACACTACTATTTTTAAAATGCTTTCCTAGTATTTTGAATTTGTTACGAAATCAAGTTTACCTTAAAAATAAAAGGACACCCCCTATACTATGTATCTTTATCCTTATAAGATATTTACAATATCAAAAGATAAAAGAATAATTAAGAAATCTCCTAACGGTTTAAAAGCCGTAGGTATATACGATGCTGACAAATTTAATTACAAAGAAGCGTGTGTACAAGCCGAAGGAATAAAAGGTTCAGTCTCTATTCTGTTGGGGAAATTTATTAGCGGTATAAAATTGATATGCCTTGACTTAGATGATTGTTTTCTAGATGACGGAACCATAGAACCTAAAACTAGAGAGCTGCTTAAAGAGTTCTCCCCAGAAGAGTACGAAGTATCTTCCTCGGGTACTGGTATGCACATATACATACTAACCAAGATGGACTTGAACACATTCATCGTCAAAGAAATGGAAGGGGCTAAAAGCTTCGAATGCTATACAAATAAACGTCATATCGTTACTACTTATTTTGATTTTAATAACACTAATTTGCAAGTAGGTAAGCACGACGAATTTCTGAAGGAACTTTACAAGAAGGCTGAAAGTACTAAGAAGCCTAACGAAGATTTAATTCAAAATGTCAAAGTAGTATTCGACGGCACTGAAGTAAACACAAAGGCGGATATTCGTGGAAAGATGTACGGCAGGACTCCTTGTCCTGATATGTTTACGTTAAGGAGCAGAGGGTACAAAGACCCTGAGTTAATAAATATCATTGATGAGAACCCTGAAAATGTAGACCAATCTGCACACGACGCTAAGCTCATTCGGAAATTAATGTTCTATACATTAAATGATTTCGATGAGGCTTGGGAATTTGCTAAGAAGACTAATTACTATAAAGCTAAAGATAAACGACATAAGGATAAATTTGATAACCCTACATATAAAGAACGAACTAAAAACTTTATTCTTGGACGGGAAATCTAATAGGCGTGCTAACATATATACAGGAGGAATAACTAGCAAATATGAAAGATGAAAATGACAATTTTATTACCTGTGAATTTGTAATAAGAAATATCGAAAATTTCTTCTCTGGCAAATGTGGCGAAAATTCTGCTAAAGAAATTATTACACACTTAGCATTCTGTCCACATTGTTACGGATTATATATGGAATATGCCAAGGAAACTGGGGCTGAGATGACACTATTAAGTGACGTAGGCGGTTTTAACGGTTTATTCCCTGAAGTCGCTAAATATGGCATAACTAATCCTAGCAAAAATACTTTCTATACAATTTCTACTGAAGGCGAAAGTGATAAATACTCAAGAGCTGCAGTAACAATGAACCTTGACGTATTACTTCACGTTCAGGCTTTTAAAGATATGGTTGATATTGACTACGAGAACGACAAAGAAGGTAATAAGTCATACAAGGACTTTACTGTTTATGCAGATGAGTTTACGAAATTCTTAACATTGAAGACATGTCAAAAGATTGACCACTTGGAAAAATGCCTTGCGGCAAGCAAATGAAGGAAAAAATAATGGGTGAAACGTTTGGATGTATGTGTTATATGGTATTATGATTTTTGATAAGTCTGCCGTTGATAATATGGAAACTAATCGACATAATTATATGGGTATTCAACCATATACATATATCAATAAATTAGAAAGGAGCAGATAAATGACAGATAGAACAAAAGTTGATATATCTAAAAACATGACAATATGCTGTGATAATTGTTTAAACGATGATGATGGCTTGGACTGGTTTGGCAGTTGTAGTATGTGTCAAGTAAACAATGGCAAGTACTATTATTTTCTAGGATTAAAGGAAGATAAACGTTGCAAAAAAGGATACAAGGTTATTAAATCTGCTGAGTCAGAACTTAAAGACACAGAGATTACTGTTGAAGACTTATTAGGACGAATTAAAGCAGAAAAACAAATAAAAGCTCGAACACCTATGTTTGGTGGATTGAGCTTAGAGTCAGTATATAGCAAGCAAAGGAGAGTAGGTAATGAAAAATATTGATAGGTATTTAAGACGTTTTTATAGACTTTTTGATATCAAACCAATACAATTAGATTATCCTGATAATATAGATGAATTTTGTCCCGAAATAACGGATGAAATGTATATGGAGTTGCTGTTGATAAATATTAAACATTGGCGAAGTGAATACATATTAAAGAATACAAGCAAAGCTAGTTTAAAATGCGAAATTTTGTCAGACTGTTGTTATATGGTTGACGGATTAATAAAATCCCCAGAGAAAAGTAAAATTATAAAAAAAGTGCAAAGAATTATAAAGGAGAGCAAGTAATATGCGAGACTTAAGCTCTTACGTAAAAATATATGTTGACATTGACGGAACATTAGTGTACGGACCTATGACCAAGTTAATGGACTGGACTTGGAGACACTTTCACTCTTCACTAATTGCGAATATTCTTGTATTCTTACAAGAGAGATTTGGGTTGTATAAGGTAAATCGAAAGTTAGTTCATATATTGAATGAAGCTCCAGTAGCTCCTATCTTCCTCACAGCAAGAGCTCATCACCCTAGCACACGACTTCTCATTTCAAAAATCCTAGGGCATAAAACTTTTGGCCTTGTAGAATTAGCTTCGAAAGACCCTGCAAATGATAAGGCTCTTTTTATGTTAAGAAATGACGCTGGACAAGGCACGAGAGTCTGTTTATTTGACGACACTGAAAGCACAAGAAAATCTGTACGCATTTTAGGTATGGATGCTTTCGCTGTTGAGGGTATGTATGAGGTACTTATTCAATGAATACCAAAGTAACAACTTATAAGCTCCTACCGAAACAATATGAATTTCTTTTTGGTTATGAGGGATTTAATAATCCAAATAATAAAAAGGTAGTAAATGACATTGTTTGCTACTATGGCGGCGTGGGGGCAGGTAAGACTTGGTGCGGAAGTTTAAAAGGTTTAGTAATGGCTCTTAAGTTCGCTGGTATCAGAGGACTCGTAGGTGCTAAATCCCAAGACCTTTTAGACAATACAACCAAGAGAAAATACGTTGAGCATCTCGAAAACATGGGAATGAAAGAGGGTGTTCATTGGTGGTATACTGACAGAAAACAAGCCATCGTACTGAAGAATGGCTCTGTAATTCGTTTCAAGACTCTGTCTGATTGGGAGACTTTTATGTCAGAAGAGTTTGGATTTATTGAATTTGAGGAAGCTTCATTCTTGGATGAGATTATATTCGATAAACTTATTACTCGTCTACGTCAAGCGGGAAAAGATGAATGGATAGGGTATCATAGAGCAATGTTCCTCCACACAAACCCTCAAGGTAAGCGAGGTTGGATTAATAAGAAATTCGTAGACCCTAAAACAAAACGCAAAAACTACCGTTTTATCCGTGCGTCTTCTAGGGAAAATATATTCCTAGGTTCTGAATACGTTGAGATGTTGGAGGAAAACTATTCCAAAGAGCAGATAGCAGAAATGATTGATGGTTTTGACCCTACCGATGATAATACTATAGCATTTCCTTATTTCTCTACAGAAAAGAATGTTATCGAACATATTAATTACGACCCTAACCATACTCTTATATTAACTTGTGACTTCAACTACAATCCTATGTGCTGGTATCTATCGCAGTTTATAGGCGGAAAATGGTACATCCTGAGAGAACTCATTCAACCTAACGTTACTACTGCAGATATGTGCAAATTAATTCTGCCAGTTTTAGAAAGTTTGAATATACGAGGCAGACAGTTTATGATATGCGGTGATAGCCATGGCAGAGATAAGAAAACTAACGGTACTGATTACGGTGTTATGCTTGGCTTCTTTAGCAATGCAGGCTACTCAATACAAACACGTGTGCAAAAGAATAACCCATTAATCAAAGAACGTCTAGCAATATTACGTAAGTTTATTTGTAACGGCAAAAACGAACGCAATTTCTTTATAGATAGTAGTTGTAAGTGGCTATTGTACAACTTTGATGAATGCAAAAATGACCTTGCTAATGCGGGATTAAGAATACCTACAGACAAAGAAATTCAAAATGATGATAATAAACGTTACTTAATACACCCAATCGATGCTATTAGTTATCCTATCTGGTTCTTTGAAACTTTACAGACGGCAGTGGATATCTCTAAGGGTAGCGATAAGAGACGGTGTTAGTTTGGTATATGCTATAGTATATTTAGAAGAACATAACTATTAAGGAGTGAACTACCAGTATGACTAAAGGAGTTTCATTCGGTGGAGTTGATTTTCCGCCTTCTATCACACAACAAACACAAGTATCTGATGAAGTAGTGACTACGAAAGAAAAATACTACAATCTCAAAAATTACAAAGATGAATTATCAGATTTCGTAGTAAAGAAATATAAAAGTTTAGATTGCATTTCGAGAATGAAAGCTGATTTTGATAAGCTTTTCTCGGTAATTTTTAATGGTGCAGTCTCTGGAGATAAAGAGAGATTTCCTCACACCGCAGAATTGTATAAAGTGTATAAAGCAGCCCTTATTCAGGCTTGCTTGTCAGGATACACGGCACTTTTTAGTTCTACAGGTTTAGATGCTTATTCAATTCTTAAATCACCTGAAGTAAGGAAGGTAATGACTGAACAATTTAAGTCTATTGCTTTGCTTGAAAACCTATCTGCTGAAACCGTAGACGACTGGTTACTTAAGGGTGAAGCTGTAGAGTTTATTAAGCTAAAGACTAACGCCGAAGAATACAGGGTTAAGGCTACTATGACCGACCAGACAACAGGTCAGGACATTCTAAGCTTTAAAATTAAAGAAGGCGTAAGTTATGACAGTCTGGAGACTGAAAGAATTGACCCATTAAACTTTTTCTGTGATGCGTATGATTACAAGAAAGACCCTAGAGGATGTGCTAAAATAATCCGTTCTTACATAGACTCCAAAACCCTCCTCTCTTCCTCTGCATATCCTCTTCTTTCTTCTGAAGATAAACAAGAGATTGTCAACTCAGTTGGCAGGAACGGTAAGGGTATAAATAATTTCTTTGCGTGGACTGCTTTTGCAGGAGATACGCCCAACTCGTCCAGAACTGATAAAGATAATATTGAAGTTCTTACATATTATGGAGATTACATAGCTAAGGATTACAATGTTCTAAGTAATATCGTAGCTACGGTAGTAGGGAATAAATTGGCAGATGTAAGATACTCTGCAATATCTACTCATCGTATTATCTACGCTCCGTACAAGATTGATAAAGATACTCACAGAGGAATTTCTCCACTGTTAGCATCTGAGGTTGTTAACGAACTTATTAATAAAGTAGTTGACTTATACATTCAAAACTTAGATATTACTTCAGTTCCTTTAATGATGTACACACAAGGTAGTATGTCTAAAATGCAAGCAGACAGAGTGTGGAAGGATAGACAGATAGAGTTTGCGGATGCTGTGACTCCACCTACATTCTTTAATGCTCAACCTGCTAACCCTCAAGGTATAAACCTTATGCAGATGATATTAGAACAAAGCAAGAATGTTCTAGGATTGAATAATTACCTCGCAGGGGACACTGATGGAGCTGTAAGAACTGCTCGTGAAAGTTCTATACTATTTGAAAAGGCTAATGCCAGAATGAGAGTAGAGACCGATGTATTCAGCTATAACTTTATGTTGCCTTTGTTTACTTGCTTCTACTGCTTCAATAGGGAACTTGCCATTGCGTACGACAATCCTTTATACCCTATATACGCTGACCCTAATTTAAAGATTAGTATAAGCACTAACGCATCTAAGGCAGATGAGGAAGGTGAATTCCAAAGACTGATGAATATGTTACAATTACCTATTTCTCAGATGATATTCTCTAACTTAAAGCCTGACCAAGTTCTTATTGCAGTTAGATACTTAATGGCTAAGGCACAGCTTGATGATGCAGATAATTTACTGGAATTGTTTGACTCTGAAGGAAACCCTACTACATACGTAGACGACACTTCAGCCCAACAGGGCAGTCCTTCACAACAACCAGAATTGCCACAACAAGAGGGTGATATGACTAATAATATTGATAACAATGATATTCAACAACAATAATAAGGAGATTTATTAAATGTCAGATGAACTTAACAAGAATGAAGGGAAAATCATTCCTAACGAAATGAACGTTCCAAAGGAACCAGTAACCGCTCCTGAGGAAAAGACAGAAGAAATAATCGTCCCTCAGACAGAACAGGATGAAATTCCTACCGAAGAAGAAAAAAAAGAAGAAGAAGTAGTAGAGGTACCTACTGAAGAAGAAGAAGAGGAAAAACCCGAAGCGGAAGAACCTTCCGAACCTTCACCTGAACCTTTTCCCGAGCCAGCAGAACAACCCGATAGGGCAACAGAACCAACGGAAGAACCACCCACTGTAGAAGAAGAAGAAGAAGAAGAAGAAGAAGAAGAAGAAGAAGAACTTCCTACAGTTGAAGACTTTGAAAGAGTTCAAGCTGAGCTAGAAGAAATTAAAATTGCTGAAGCTGATAGACAAGTAATGCAGCAGTTAAAAGATAGAGATGCAGGTAGAGAACAACAACTCAGAGCTATCGAAGGACAACTTGCTGATAGACTTGAACTAGAGCTTAATAGATATGGTATCGATTTAAATAAATCATTGGCTGAACTCCAAAAAGAAGATGCTGCTAAATTCCAGATTGCTCAAGGTTTAATTAATCAGTCTCGTGCACAAGCAGAACAGGCTAGAGCCTTTATGGAAGAACAAAAAGCTGCAGATGCCAGAGAAGCTATCTTTAATAAAGCAGGCATGCTTATGGCTAAATACGACTTGGCTGAAGATGAAGCTAACTCAGTAGCTGAAACTTTCCTTGATATTATTGACGCTGCAGGCGTAAGAGATTTGGGCGAAGACCTTAAGAATAAAGTCGAACTTGCAGTGGCTAAAGTAAGGTTTGTGGGTGGTAAACTAAAGAAAGCAGTCAAGGAAACTAAAGAGGCTGTTGAGTCTGTTAAGGATGTAGTCGAAGCGGTTAAGGAAGTTGTACCAGAACCTTCTCCATCGCCTCAGGCTGAACCACCAGCTGAAGAAGAACAGCCCGATAGGGCGACAGAGCCGACCGTAGCAGATGTCCCTACCGTGACGGAAGTTCCTACTGTAACAGAAGAAATTAAAAAGGAAGCACTGGCTGAAGCTATGGGAGACGCAGTACCTGAAACAAACAAGAACGCTCCAATCGAAGGAGACGGTGCAACTGTAGATAACGTTCTCGAAAAACTTATGGCTACTCCGTTTAAAGATAGAGTAGAATTCTACAAAAAACACGAAGCTTTAATTAATGAAGCTCGTAAGATACAGTTAAGAAATGAAAGTATGAACAATGGCTTCTTTAACTAGAAAAACTATTACACACAGATTGTTCCGTTCATTATTTTACGCATTCAAGGGCGAGATTGAGGAAATAGCCTCTCTCCGCCCGACGGATGCCGATAGAAAACAAGGGGAAAGATTAGCCCTTATGGCTACATCAATAGCTGCAGGAGTTGGTATAGCTGTAGCACCTGCTCTAACACCCATCATAGCTAAAGTATTTGCTTACGGTATTAGGGATATGAAAGACGGAATTACTAATAATGATAAATTAATTATTGAAAGAATTCAAAAAGAATTGAAATATGAATTCTCAAATGATGAGCAGTTTTCTAAACTGTTGAAACCAGATAAATAATTCTCAGTGGTTTATGGAATAGAAAAAGGCTTTCAAAAGGGAAAGTGGGAAACCCTTATAAACCCCAAAGACGTTTGATTAGAAAAATATTTAATTTAAAAAAGGAGATTTAAAAATGGCAGATGGCGTAGGAAATAGCTATGGCGTACAGTTAGCCACCAAGTTGCAGATGTTGTTAGACCAACCAACCTCTGACCTTGCGTCAAAACTCGTTAACAAAGATTATGCAGGCGAGTTCTTCAAAATCGGTGATACCGTACAAATTTGTAAGGTTGACCCGAAATCTGTTAACGTAGAAGTTGGTACTTCTTACTCTCTTTCAAATGGTGTAGAAAGTAGAACTGGCGTAGCTGGTACTATCCCTGCATCACCGAACCAGTCTGGAGCTGACGACTTCCTTCCTGTTAGAGAATTGAATTTCTCCGCAACTGACTTGAAAATTGATAAGACTGCAAAATACGCATTCTATGTATCTGAAATCAACAATGTTGAAGGCAAATGGAACTATGAAAGCTCTGGTCTTGACTTGGCAGCACAGAGAATTAAGAAAGAACACAACCTCGAAGTTGCTCAAGCAATCGTAGATGATGCAGTAGCTGGCTTACAAACTAGTGCATCTGGTACTCACGTAATGACTATTGGTACTCCAGCAGCACCTATTTCTTTGGCAGCAGCAACAGCAGGTGACGACCTCTATAAAAAGGTATTCACTAAGTTGTTTGCAAAATTGCACAACAAAGGTGCTATTACGGCAGACGGTAAATGGACTGCAGGCTCTAACCCTCAGGAAGCTAAGAGAATTGCAGCAAACGTTTACGTTCCGATGGTAGGTTACAATGAGTTCTTAACTTCTAAGTACTTCACTGACCGTTCAACTACGGCAGCAGATGATAGAGTTGAAAATGGTAACATCTCTAAAATCTTGGGTATGGACTTAGGTATTGAGCCTTCTCTTGACCCTGCAGATGCAGACACTGCAAGAAAAATTACTATTGGTGCAGTAAATGCTACTGAAGTAGATAAGGACTGCTTTGTAGTAATCGCAGGTACTGGTAACACAGTAACTATGGCTAACAAAGCACTTCCTCCGAGAAAATTTGAAAGCCACACTAGATATGGCGAAGAATATCACGGTTTGGAAATCTACGGTTTGAAAGTATTCAACCCTGAATGTGCTGCTGTAGCATTCGTTAAGATTGCCTAGGTAGTCTTAAGGTACACAGATACGGAGGTCTTGGCGGTATCCTCTTTAAAAAGACCGCCTTTTCTTTATTGCGTGATATAATATAATTAGAGCACTCGTAACCGAAGGAGTATTATTTTATATGACATACCAAGTTAAAGATTTATACAACGAAGTTGCTGTAGCTACAGGTTTTCCTCTATACACTAATGCGACGGACACACCTGATACTAACAGGTTCTTATTACATAATATCGCTCAAGCCCTTATTAACGTAATTGATACGTTATACATTTCTATGAATTGTTTGGAACGTACTGATAAAATCACTACGTCCAAAGGAGTAGCTGACTACGGACTTGAAGGTATAATTAAAAATATTCAGTATAAAGATGACAATGGTAAATTCAGAGATATTCCATTCCTAAATGAAACTAATCAGTTAGATGAAGAATTAAATGCGGGCAGACCTGAAGGACATCCTGAAGGTTATGTGATAAAGGGTGGATATCTACACTTAGTACCTACTCCAGATAAGGCTTATGAACTTACTACCACGGTGTCTACTAAAGACTTAGTTTGGGCTAATAATGATACGTCAAAAACTATTATCTCTTCTATCGATGATGCCATAATGGCTTCTAATGCTTTTGTTGAATTAGTATTTCTAAAAGCGTGTGTGCTAGTTTTTGCAAGATTAAACAATCAGAATGCAGAGATGTACAATGATTTATTTAAAGCTCGTAAGAATAACTTTATTGAACACGACTATAAGACTATGGAAGCTGAAAGAGGCTTGTCACGCCAAGCAGGGCATTATAACTATGCTGATGGTTTATTGAATGACAGACGTTATATGCCGTATAGAAGAGGATGGGGGTTGTAATCTATGGCAACATATAAAGAACGTTCAGTTGCTTACAAAGGCGGAGGTTTATCCTTCTCAGACTTTTCTAAAGGTTTATACTTGTTAGATACTCCTAGAAGTATTAACGAGCAATTAGGCTCTTTAGCAATGACTGGTGGTAGAAATTGCTGGGCTGAAAAAGGGGCTTTAGTAAGTCAACACGGATATCAGATAAGAGCTACTCTCCCTAAAGATACTATACTCTCTGGTTTTACAAAATGTAATGCTGGAGATACTTCAATGTTTATAGTTGCTGGTACTGGGGAGGTTTACTTCTACACAGCTAGGGAAGGGCTTAAAAAATACAAAACGAATATCGAAACTGCAACTGGAGTTAATCCTACAGATATTATCCTTACCCGCAAGAATAGAGATATGTTCTTTGTTATGGGTGGACAGAGCTATATGTTCGGTTCTTTCTATGAAGATGAAAGCATAACTCCTGTAGAGATTTGCTCAGGTATTAACTTTGCTAGCTCAGGCAGCATAGCTGAAGCTGATATTCCTAACGAATTTATCGACTACTTTTGGGTAGATAAAGAATTTGCGGTAGGTACTAATAACGTACAAGTTACAGTTTTATCCATTACTCAAAAACCTGACCAGACTACATTTCACGTAAGGTTTACGTTAGCCGACAATGAACAGGTAATTACTAGTCCTACAACTATCAGTGAAAAGACTATAAGACCTTTTGATACTGTATATTACCCTGAAGATATAGAACCAACTGTGCCAACACAACCTACACAGGCTACTGATCCGACCGAACCTACGACCCCAACAACACCAGAGCCTACGACTCCGACAGAGCCGAAACATGAAGAAATTATTCCAGAGCTCATTGCAGTAGCCAATAATAGGCTTTTCCTTGTAGATAGAAGTGGATATATTTACTACTCTCAGGTAGGCGTTTTAGATGCTTTTGATGAGACATTAGGGGCTGGTAAATTCGGTGGTTTTTATGATGATACCTCTAAGATACTATCCATAGAGGATTTTATGGACGGAGTTCTGCTGTGTAAGGAGAACGGCATATATTACTGTACAATATCTAATACTGAATTAACAGTAAAGAAAATTTCCCAAGCAGCTCAGAAATATTCATCTGACCACGTTATAGTAGGCGAGAAAGTCTTTGCCTATGATTGTAATACTGGTTCTGTTGTAAATGCTGTAGCTGTAAACGTATTTGGAGCTATGGTGTCAGGTAAACCTGTAGTAACTTCAGATTACCTCGATGCTGAAAACAGTGGCATTAACGCATCAAAAAGATGGTTAACTTACAACGCTGAGAGCGAAGTATTCATTTTATACTACGGAGAAAACCTCAATAGAGGGCTTGTAATTACTAGCGTAGGTACTTTATTCCCTAGAGAAATATCCCCTGCTATTTCAGGTTTTACTGGTTTTAACCAAGGTGTAGTATTCATTACTGATGAGGGAGCTATTGCACAGGATTTCAAAAAAGGAACTATGATACCTAGAATGTCTTGCGTAGTAGTATTTGAACCTATCGCTCTAAGAGGTAATAGGAAATTATGTTCCACCCTAATGGAAATTACTGAACTGAACGGCATTAGTTATAATCTCTCAACAAGAAATGCGGGCTCTTCATTTCAAGTAATTAAACCTTCATTTAATTTGGCTGAGGGAAATGAAAAGTACCTAGCCCCCCTCCTCTACTCAGAAAGTAGATATTTAAATGAAAGCTTTTCAATGGAAAGTAAGTGGGCTCGGAAAGAAAGTAATGTTTCACGTACTGCACAACCTATGAGTGGTAATGAAGGTATTTCAATCTCACTCGAATTTCCAGCAGACACTGCATTTTGTTTAGCAAACATATCTTTGCCAGACTTCAGTATGGGAGAATAGCCCGATAGGGCGACGTAGCTCTACGCTATGCTTGAGGCTTAGGAGAGTAATAAAATGATAGAACGAGCAATAACAGTAGAAGATTTAGACTTATATCGCAACGATATATTAGAGATGTTTAAGGATTGTTCAAGAGTCTTTGATGAACAAAATTTCCTCAAGACTGTAGACAAATCATCTTATCTTGATTATATCGAAAGATTTATTACTGGAAATGACAGCCAAGTAATTGGGATATTCGACAATACTCAAACGTTCCTTTACGGGTTAGTAATACTTGACAGTATAAGAATGCTAAGCCTTCAAGAGTCCTGTGCAGAAGTACACGTCCTTACAAGCAAATCTATCTTCGGACAAGTATTAAGACATTCTTACGAGAAAATTCTTAACGAGATAATTCCTTTTGCAGTACTTTACTGCCACATACCTAGAGCAGCAGTATTCGCATCTAAGCTCGTGAAGGATATAGGGTTTAAGAAAACGGGGTACATCCCCGCAGCTCTCCCTTATTCTAATTCTAGAGGGGAAGTAAAAATGTCAGACTTATTGATATATGTATTGGACAGAAGGTAGCGGAAGGGGCAAATATGACAAGATTTAAACGCAAAAAAATAACGGTAGATGAAGCTGGAAGGAAACACGGATTTAGGAGTGGACTTGAGGATAAGATAATTAAACAGTTGGAAGAATACGGTCTTGACCCTAAATATGAAAGCGTAAAGCTTCCGTACGTAATCCCCGAAAGCCATCACATCTACACGCCCGACTTCCCTGTATGTAATAGTATAGTAATCGAAACCAAAGGTAGATGGGTACTTGAAGATAGGCAGAAAATGCTTTTGATGATTGAACAACATCCAGAGATGGAGTTTAGAATGGTATTCTACAATGCTAACCAGAAAATTAAAAAAGGAAGTAAAACAACGTATGGTACGTGGTGCGATAAGCATAATATCAAATGGGCTGATAAAACAATCCCTGAAGAATGGATAAAAGAGATATTCGACAAGCTCGCTACAGAGGACGATTAAGGGTATACCCTGACGGGCTGTTGCATTCACGTGCTACAATGATTATATGAGACATAATATAAATATAGGAGTGAACACTTACTATGTCTAAACAAATGAAAGTAAAACAGACTGATTATACGAAGGGTGGTCGAGACATATCCAATACCGCCATTCCGTTATATCAGAATAATCTGACCAGAATGGATGAATACCTAGCTGACCCTATGGCAGCTCAAGATGAGTATATGAATAAGTATTACAATGCTAATACTGCACAGAATACTGATTTTAGAAGGGCGTATCAAAGAGATATGGCTAAAATGACTGCCAATAATTATGCAGCTACTAACGGTGGTTATTCGTCTCTTGGTAATAGGTCATATACAGATAATCAAAGAAATTGGAATGATTACGCTGCAAGACTATTTGACCAAGGTGTAACTAATTCGTACAATATGGCTAGTCAAGATTATAATAATATGCTAAACGCTAACAGTGCCTATGCAAATGCCTACAAGCTAGGAGAAGATTACTCCCGTATTGACCAGTACAATGACCAAGTTGACCAAGCTAATGGACAGTGGTGGAATAGCTTAATGGATGCTGCAGGTGATGCAGGTATGCATTCAGGCAATCCTTGGGGTATGGCTATTGGTGCTGCTTTGAAAACAGGTGCTGGCATGACCAGAAAAGATATGACTTTAAGCAGTCCATATGCGTCTAGCTCGGGGACCGCAGGTGCTAGCCAACAATCATCCAATACCTCTCAGTCAGCAGGTATGTTCGGAAACAAAATGACTGACATTATCTCGGGTATTTATGATAGTAGAAAAGCTGGTAAGGGCTGGAAAGATAGTCTCAAGCCGTCAGTTTGGCAAAGCGTAGCAGGAGGAAAAAATGGCTAATTCAAATAATAAGAGTACGCCTTCACAGGCTAACATAGACCGTGCAAAACGAAGACTTAAAAGATTTGCTGGAGATGTTAAAAAGACGGCAAGTGATACAAAGAAGACAGTTAAACAAGCTGCAAAAGAAGTGAAAAGTACTGCCAAAAAAGGTGTAAGTTCCGCTAGAACGGCGGTAAATGATACTGCTGCTAAGGGTAAAGCTGTCGGTAAAAAAGTCACCTCTGACGGTAGAGCTATCGGCAAACAGATGACTGAAAAACTAAAACAGTTATCCAATCAAGGTCGCCCTAGCTCATCTGCTAAAGCTACTACAAAAGCAGTAACAGATACTAGTAAGCCAAGCTTAGGTAGTAAAGCGATGAGCGGTTTAAAAGGTGGTGCTAAGTGGGGAGGTATAGTCACTGTAGGTGCTCTAGCTTTAGATATTGCTCAGCAGTACGCTCACGGAGGCTGGGCTCAAGTCAAGGCGGCTATGCCTGCTATGGTTGCATCTTATGGTTCTTCTGCTGTAGCGACAGCTTTGGGTAGTGCTTTGGGTAGCATAATATCCCCTGGAGTAGGCTCTGTTGTGGGGGCTGGTGCAGGAATGGCTACCAATGCTATTGTTAATTACCTTATGGAAGGACAACCCGAACAGGTTAGACAAGAAGTAGTGAAGAGTGTGCAGAAGAGTCAACCAGTTCAACAACAAGCAAGACCTACACAACAACAGTCACAACAAGCCCTATCTCGCATGGTAAGTGACGGTGGTAGTACTAATATAGGTCAAGCTGGACAACCAGTGGCTGCAAGCGATATACAGCAAATTATTATTGAAGAAGCTAATAGGGCTGGGGTAAGTCCTGCTCTAATGTTAGCAATAGCTAATCAGGAAAGTGGATTTAATCCTAATGCCGTAGGTGATAAGAGCTTAGGTGGCTCTTACGGACTCTTCCAGATACATAAGCCTTCTCACCCTGATTATACTGGTGGTTTTGACCCTAGGGCTAATGCAGCTTACGCTTCTAAGATGATGAAGGGTTTACTTGCTAAATACGGTGGAGACATTGATAAGGCTATTATGGCTTATAATGCTGGCGGGGGAAACGTGGATAGAGGAACTATTCCTGCTAGTACACGAGCTTACTTGGCAAATGTAAAAGCTGGCTTAGGTAGATTTGGGAATGTAGTACCTAGAGGTCAGGGTAATGACACATTGGCTAGTATACAAAATCAACCATTAACAGGTCAAGTTCAGGCAGATGTAATAGCAGCAGGTACGTCACCTCAACAACAAGGTTATCCTATTGCTTATAATCCGCCCACAGGTCAAATAACTGGTGGAGCTGGAAGTATCAACGACTATGCTGCCGCATTGAATTCGTTTGTCCAAGACCAGAAATCTAACAATACTGAGTTAGTAAAAGAAGGTATGACCTTAAATAAAGATGCTCTTGATGAACAAAGAAGATTTAGAGAAGAAGCTCGAGAAGGTACTTACACTCCTAAAGAAGCTGCAGCTTTATATCTTGACTATGTAAATAAACAATCCCAAAATCAACCTCAACAAATTCCTTACGATATTAATATAGACGGTTATTGGAGAGCAGTCGCTAGGGATAGTGCTTACGCTTCTGCAGGTGTACAGACCAATTACGCTCAGCAATACCTGAATAATGCTAAGATGGCTCAGATGTTGCAACAAGCTAAACTTACAGGAGTCTCTCCTGATATGTTAGGTCAACAGAGCGAAGCTCAAATGGCTAGAGAAAAACTCATAGCAGATTTGGCTGGTAAGGCTATGCAGTACGGCGGAGCTCAAGGTATGACAGACTACGCTAAGAATATTGCAGATTTGTCTGGTAATAACATTGACTTATACACGGAACTTCTTAAGGCTAATAATGGTAACGTTCAAAAGGCTATGGAACAATTTACCACTATTCAAAATAGGTTGTTACAAAATCAACAAGAGACTTATAATACAAACATAAACTCTCAGACTGATTTAACGAAGACTGGAATGCAAGGTGCGAATGCTATTAATACTGCAAAAGTTCAAGGCGAATATGGTTTGCAAGGTGAACGTATGAAGTTGGAAGACCCTTACAATCAGTTCAAAGCTATAACCACTGGAGCTCAAGCTTTACAATACGACCCTGCAGCAGCTAGTCAGTTTATTAGAGGTATTGACCCTCGCATATTGGGTACTGTAGCCCCTGGTTTTGACCCTAATAACGTTGGCGGTTTAAATCCACAGGCAGCTCCTTCGGTAGGTAATCCAGTCCAACAGGGTGGCAGCCTAGGTGAAAAGCTCGGCAATATATTTAAAGAGTCTAATGCTAAAAGGAATAGTTTCTAATGAGCACTCAATATAACCCCTATCAATTCGCACAGACCGTCCTAGGTCAGACTCAGGTTGCTCCAGTTGATATAGAAGCTCTCCGAGCTGATTTGGCTAACAGGTATGGCGTTTCACAACAAACTCAAGTCGACTCTGAATACTTGGCTAAGTGGCAAGCTATGAACAGTCCTGAAGTACAGGCTGCAGCTAATCAACCGTACGTTCCCTCTTGGATGGAACCTTCTCTTAATCCTATAACTAACTTTCAAAGAGATATTATTAGGATGGGTACTGGGTTAGTTAACCAAGGTAAGCATATCATAAATAACCCTGTAGGAAGTGCTAAGTCTGCTATTAGATATCTATTAACTCACAATCCAAGAGAGATTAATAGAGACTTCTTTGATGCTCAGTTGAGTAATTACAATCTAAGCACTGCACAATTAGTAAATCAACCATTGAGTGAAAGTGTTAAAGATGCCGTTGCAGGTATATACACTAACCCTGCCTCTGCAGCTATAGACTTAATTTCTCTTGGTGGATTACACGGTGCTGATAAAGTTGCTAAGGCTGTCAATAGAACTGTAGGGAAAAGAATTCTCCCAACGTCCGTAGGTAGTGACGTAGAAAAGGGTATTCTAGCTAGTAGAGCTGACGTATCGAGGAATGTGCAAAAGTACAGAGAGAAGTTAAATCCGTTAAAAGGATTAAACGATACTGATTTAGCGAAAGTTGTAGAGTCTGCTGAAACTGGCAGTAAATTGCCTGAGCATCTAAAACCTTACAAAGAAGCTTTAAGAGAACAGTATTACGACTTTGATAACTTAGTAAAGAATTACTCTCCACAGACTTACGTAGCTCCTGATGAATTATCTATCATCCAGAAGATTGCTAGAGATGAAAATAAGACCGTTAACTACGTACGTAAGGAAGTAACACCATATCTGCAGATGGCGGATGATGAGCTGTCAGCTTTAGCTAAATCAAACAAAATTGCAGACAAGGTAGTAGAAGCTAAGCAACTGTACAGTAAAGGAGAAATCTTCCCTGTAACACACGGTATCGCTGAGGTTATAAAAGATGCTCCTGATGCTATCGCTGATACTAGCAATATTGTTCGTAACGGTAGGTTTAGTACTAGAGAGTACGGTAACGCTGCCTATGGAGATATTGCTAAACAATTACAAAACCCTGCAGAATTCTTGGAAGGATTACAAAAACAATTTGAATTAGGGCAGTTAACCAAGGAACTAAGGCAAGGCAAGATTGGTGATATTGATGTAGCTCCTATGCCTAATGCTAAGCCTAAAGATGTTATTTACGTTAATGCAGATAAGTTAGAAGCAGATGGGATAGTTGAAGCTTTAAGCAAGGCGTCGTCAGAGGCTAAGACTCCTTCAGATATCGCTGTAGATAAACTAACTGCTCAGGAGTTGGCTAAACAGTTACAGAGTGGTTACGGCTCCTCGGCATTTAAAGGTGTAGCCAAAGATGTAGAGTCTCTCACAAAAGCTACAGCCTTAGGTTCAGGCGCTTATATTTTTGGTAACGTTGGGTCAGGCGCTATCAACGCCTTAATTGAAAGTGGAGCTATGCTACCTGTAGATGCTATTAATGCGCTCCGAACTAGAGGACAATTAGCAAAGAATGTAGGTGCTTATAGAGATGTTTACCTTCCAAAAGTAAATCCTATTAAAACTCAAGGATTAAAACAGATAGGATGGCTTGGTGAAAGAACTGGTGGACAGTTATTAAGACGAGCTGATGCTGCCGTGCAAAACGGTTTTGCAGAAATAGGTTTGCATAGAGCTTTAAGAAAAGCTGGCATATCTGCAAAGGACAGAAGTAAAATTCTCGCTGAAGGTAATCTTGATAAACAAACATTAGGTCAAGCTATTCAAGATGCTCGTAATGCAGCTTTAATGAACTCGGAGAATACCATCTTCTCAAACGGGTTAACCGAACTAGGTTCTATGACTAACCCATTCTGGAGATGGACAGATACCGCGGCTAGAAATACTATTAGACAATTTGAAACTCATCCATTTATTACTAATATGGTTTTATCAAACTATCTAGCAAATATAGGGCTTAATAGAGAGATGCAGGAAAGAGCTAATATCGGCATTAGGACTGATAGCCCGATGAAGTCTTTCGTTATGGATGCTAGAAGTGGACAGTTAAAGACATTCACAACTGAATATATCGCACAGTTAAATACTGCTAAATTATTGGCTGACCCTAAAGAAGCTTTAATGAGCTCAGGTGATACTACTATCGGATGGGTAATTAACCTTTTAAAAGGTAAGGATAAATACGGTAGAGCATTCCAAAGAGCTCAGAAATCTACAGATAGTAACTTAGCTGCTGTTGTAGGTGGAGTAAGAAAGACTTGGAACCCTAAGACTGGAGAATTCACTAGAGATGAAAGTGATATTAAAGTGTCTGAATACATCAATGAATTCTTGCATAACGCATCTCCATCTGTTGCTTTACTTAACAAGACAGTTCTTCCTATCGCTGCTGAAGCAACTGGTAATGTTTACCTACAACCTTATGCGGGTAGTACGTTCGGAACTTTCTTGCCTAAGAGAAACTTCGGGTATGATATGAAGGGTAGACCTGTAGTAGTTGATAGAGCTGGTAATATAGACGATAATGCTAACGCTATATTCGGAGGTAACATTAACAGACCTAGAATGTTACAGGATATAGAGTCCTCAATGACTTCATCCTATGTAGCTCCTTACTACGAAGGCGAAGAAAGACCTATTCCTTCAAGTATGGAAATTAGACAGATACTTAGAAATAATGCTCGTGGTAGCATTCAACGTGGAGGATATTATCACAGATGACGGATATGAATAGACATATAGAACCTTTAACTCTTCCCAGACCTGACTGGTACGACCAAGTCTCAGTAGACGAAACTACAGGAGAAATTATAGGTAGAATATATAAGGATGCACTTATTGAAAACTTCAATGCTATCGAAGAGAAATTAAATTATCTCGGAACACTAGAAGCTAAAGATATTATTCTTCCAGTATTCTCGGAGATGGATTATCCTGATGTCACATTGGACAGTCCTGACAATAAAGTAGTCAACCTTAAATCGTTGCTTACTATCTTGAACTGTATTGGTATTCCTTTAGAATGCGACATGTCGGGAAGTAATGTAATAGCTAAGCTAACTTACTACAGTACGGATATGAGTAAGGTACAATTAAAGAACATAAGATTAGCTGGTATATCTACAGATAAACCGTACGTAATTCTTGACTATTCAAAAAAGACAAAAGAAACGTGTGTAGAAGTTGCAGCAGAATTGCCTACAGATATGACTAACAAACTTCTTCTAGCTTTCTATTCTAAAGGTAAACTTCTATGCTTAGATGCTGCACATAACTGTGACGTTAACCTTCTCGAGATACTTTCTAGAATGTCTGTTGAGGCTTACGATATAGTAACTCCGACGGATGGTTCTTACAGAAATATCTCAACGGTAGGCTTCCCTATCATGAGAGGTGGTAGAACTGTAGGGTATCAAAACTTTGAAAGCAAGTCGGGTAACTTAAGTGGTACTTATACCGATATAGGAAGAATAAAGAAAAGGACGTAATAATAGTCTGGAGGACGTAATACATTATGACATTCGACTTTTTTAATACATCATTACTTGCTTTTGGTGATAAATTAACAACTGCTTTTACACAGCTTGAGAACTTAATGACTGAGACTAATAAACACTTAGATAATCTTATTAGCAATCAGGCTATTTGGCAGTTATATAAAGACAGAGCTTACGAGGTACCAGTACCTACTAAACCAACCAATGCAGCCCGAGTGAAGGACTGTTTGGAGATACTTAAGAAGGCTAATACTGCTATCGAAACTGAGTATAAGGATGACCAACTATCTGTACGTTGGCTTTTGTTTAATAACTCAGGATGGAGATTTACAGTAGCTCAAGGGAGTACAACTCTAAAAGATGGCTACGCTTTCGTCTCTCCTTCTATCTCAAATAATGCACCGTACAGGTCAATCAAGTTCGTTGAGAATGAAAGTGAAATGACTTCAGGTGATAGAAGAATGTTTCATTTCCATATAGATGGTGATAATAACGTCTGGTTGGAAGATGGGTCAAGTGACCTCGTTGATTACATCCCTTGTGATTTCTCTAACTACACTTCAATCTCGGATGGGGGAGTTGTAACTAATCCGTACACTGCTAAAGATTATGAATGCGTATGTGCAGTAGGAGCTCAGGGTTCCTCCAACGTTTATCTTAATGGGAAAAGAGTTTTATCTTTAGGCGATGTAGCGATTAGATATATCATTCTTTACCTCAAGCCTGAAGATGTAGTTAAATCAGATAATTATATATTCAAAGTAAAATATAATAAGGAGGCTTAAACGTGGTAAAAGACTTTAGAGGACAGGTAAAAATATCTGAAGTTAAGGCTGAGTTCGACTATCTCCTTACTACAATAAATAATACTATTGACCTATTCAATCAATCTGAAGTAATGTCTGAAGAAATTGACTTCAGTAATGTTTCACCTAATATAGCTCCACCTAACTACACTTTATCAGTGGGCGGTCTTAAGAAGATATTAGAAGCTTACAACGGAGCTATCGTAGGTTGTAGAGTATTCCGTGTAGGCACAGATAAGTACTATATCACTGAAGGTTTATTAATAACTAGTGAAATAGCTAATGGAGTTAGTAAACCTAAAATAGTCAGAATACAGGGTGGAATATTGAACGGTAGCGGTAGCCATATCTACTACTCACCTTCTAATAAAAAATTCTACTGGGATGCTACAAGCACTTCTACTGGAACTTCGGTAACTGTACCTACTTGGACTTCAAATAACTCCTGTGGTAGTATTAATGCTGTTAGTTGGTCAAATCACGTAAGCTCAGACCAAGCTAATTCTGCTAATATTTACAAAGCTTTTGCAGGTACTGATTATATAGTCTGTGAGTTAGAGTTAGCTAGTCAAACGTCATTCGGTTTCGACTGGGTATTACCACAAAGATCTAAGACTAAAGAAATGACTATTAACTTACCCGCTGCTGGAGATACGTTGAATAAGTTCGGCACTTCAGTTGTAGTTAGCACGGATGCTGGTGAAGTTCTTTGCAGTGTAAGTTCTACTGGTGGAAATGTCAAAGTGAATGCTAGTACGAAATATTGCACTGCTGTTAGATTTAGATTTGCGGGTGGTACTACGATGAATATTGGTCAAGGTACTACAGGTGGTATTCGTATTAATAGAATTAATGCAGGAGATGCTTTAATCGTCGAGGAAAAAACTGCTGTAAATGACGACGTAACAGATTTAATACATATAACTAAAGTTAACTGTAGACGCACATCTACGCCCCTCGTAGCTACTCAAGAATTCGGCTTGTACGGAGAGACTTGTGGATGTATAACCTCAGGTCAGTACTATGCAGGGGATATCAATAATGATATCGGCATTAACAACGACACTGATTTTAGGTTTATTTCTGGATTGGCAAGATACCCCGATAGGGATGGCACTGATGTTACTTTATTCGGACGTCACGTCTGGATGGATTTCAGAACTGAAGGAGATAGAGCGAAAGCTTATTCTACTCAAGTAGCTAGACTATTCATCCCGCCAAAACAGGGAGACCCGTTCGGCTATCCTAAAGGTATGCCCGTAACTAAGAGTTCTTCATACAAGTTCTCTCGATAACTTTTATTTTTGTTTCTCTTTATTTATATTCACATATTCCTCCGACCGTTTCAATCATTTGAGACGGTTTTTCTTTTTGAAGTCCGACAGGACGGGTTTTGAAAGAAACGTGATATAATGATTATAAGTGAAGACTAAATATTTAACAAAGGATGGTATATTTATGTCACTTTATATTGATGCTGTTGTGGTCAAAGGAACCAGAAGAATATTCGGCTGCACAGTAAATACTAAAACTCAAAACGAAGCTAAGGATGAATTTGCACCGCTAGATTTAACACCTTACTCCGTCAGGTTCCGTGTGTTAGGAAGTGCCACAGCAGATGCAAAAGTACTTCTCGAAAAGATTATAACGCAGACTACCAACGAGGAAAGTACAGGAGTTATTAATGATGCTGAGAATGGGCAATTTGAATTCGTTATTAACATCGCTGATACACAGTTACTCGGATTAGGTAAGTTTGCTATTATGATAGAACTTTTGGATGCTAATACTTTAGAACCTCAGATTACGCTCACCGAAGGTGGGTATAATGGAGAGTTCAACAAGTTGCAAATAGTACAGTCGTAATACACGCCCTATTGGGCTACTAGGAAGGAGATATACGTATATGGCTAACGATGCCAAGTTCAATTTTTATTTAAACAGAAGCGGACCTAGAGGTCAAAAGGGTGAAAGGGGAGACCAAGGCTTCAGTCCTTCTATCACCGTAAATGCAAACACTGCAGATGAGTACACTCTACTCATCCAAAACGAGTATGATAGTTTCGTCACTGATAATATTCGCCCTACGTACGATGATAGAGGTGGGACGTATGTAAGAGTTGATAGAGCTAATAATGTTCAGTACTTTGGTAGTGCTGATATAGCAACTACAGCCAATTATGGCGAGGTTAAACTAGCTCAGGCTAGTGACTTAGCTTCAACGGTAGACGTAGGTGATTCCAACGTAATTACGGTAGAATTATTGAAAACTTGGTTTGATGGTCAACTCGCAGATAATCTAGTAACTACTACGAATAACGTCACTATTCAAGGACAGAAAGTATTCGCAACCCCGACCCGATTTATGGACACTGTTCGTGTTGGAAATAGATTAGTAGTTTCACAGGAAGATACTGGAACTATAACTTTTGATAGCAGTGATACTGGCACTGTGATAGGTGCTAAGCTAACATCTACAGGTGATGCAAGCTTTAGTCAAAATGTGAAAGTGGATGGGATTGTTACTATAAAAGGCGGCTTGACTGTAGCAGGTAATGCAGTAATCAGCAGCCCACAGTTGGGTAATACTACTATTAACGGAGCTTTAACCACTAAAGCTGATATTAATATACAGGGGCAAGACGTCCACCTTCAGCACGCGAACCCTACTATGTATTTAAAAAATATGGATGGAACTAACGAAATTGAAATTTTTAGAGGGTTGTTCACTGCTGGAAATCCCAGCCCTGCTGACAATTATTTAAGTTTAGGACATAGTCAATTACAACTTAACTTAACTGGTAAAGCTATTAAGGCTAACGGGAAAGATGTAGCTACTGCTGATACTGTAGATGCAGTGCAATCTGACTTGAATATAGCTAAGCAAGATATAATTGAAGCCCAGAGTGATATAGATAACCTTCAGATGAATAAGCAAGATAAATTAACTGCTGGTACTGGTATCACTATCGATGCGGACAACGTAATATCCGCTACTGGAGGTGTCGTAGACCTACCTATCGCTAGTAGTACTACTCTCGGCGGTATTAAGGTAGGCGAGAATTTGACCATCTCTGAAGATGGAACCTTATCCTCTACAGGTGGAGGAGGTGGTACTGGAGACGTAAGTGCTGCTGGTGATAACACCTTTACTGGAGAAAATACTTTCAACGGAGTGGTAAATCTAAACGGAGTTAGTGCTGCTGAAAACCTCACTGTTAAGAGAAATCTTACTTCTAACGGAGAGATTAATGCAGTATCAATCAAGACGACAGGACTTCGTTCTGATGACATTCAAACTACTGCTAATAAGAAATATCTCACTGAAGCGGATGTAGATAATCAGACTATTCAAGTAGTTGACGGAAAATTACATGCTAACCTTGATGAGTTAGGGAATGAAGTCAACAGCCTTACGGGCGAAGTTAACACGTTATCTGGAGAAGTTGCTGGCTTGTCTGGAGATATAACTACTCTACAAAATAATATAAGCAAAAAACAGGATAGGTTGACCGCTGGAGAAGGTATTACTATAGTACAAAAATATGCCAACGAACTCGAAAAAGTTTATTACGATAGTAGTGGCAATGTATTGTCCGATGTTACTAATTATGAGCTTAAATATGGACAGCGGAATAATTTATTCGTTTATGATAATTTAAACCTCAGTAATAAGTTTGAATTCTCAGTACGAATACCGACCTCTGTATTAAAATCATCAAAAAGTCAACTCGTTGTTAATTTCAGTAGCACTATTAATAATGATGCCACTAATGGAGCTGGTATTCAAATTTTAAAAAGCAATTCTGGATTAACGTATCAGATGGGGCTTATGTCGAGAAATGACAACTGGAGAACTAATAACACCTTCTCTTACGAGTCTGTTCCTGACTACTTTGATGTTACTGTTACAAGGGCTGATAATAGCACCAAAACCCTACATTTAAAATTCCAATGTCCATTAGACTCCAGTGCTTACGAATTTGATTGGGATGATAGTACCAACCTTGGTGGCATATTCCCTTTAAATAGCAGTGGCTTACATTTAATGATAGCTATGGGATGGGGCGACCCATTTACTGGAGACTTTTCTAACATTAACTTTAGTTATGCTAGTCTTGGTGAACTGAAGACTACAATCTCGTCTACTGTCCAAGTGCCTACTAAAACTTCGGAGTTAACTAACGATAGCGGGTTTATTACGGCAGATGCTATTCCGAGTCCAGATTTATCTGCATATCCCGCAGCTACATTACCAGTAAATAACTGTGTGTTAGCAATGCCTACGGCTCCTACTTTCGATGGTACTAATGTTAAGGTTTACGCAGGAACTAAGGTAGCTATACCTAACGGCTTAAATGCTGACGGTACTTGCAAGTCTAATATAGTAACTTTAACAGCCGGTGCTACTATTAACCAATCGACTTTTAACGGCGATATAACGTTAATGTTAAAATCTGACGGTACTATTGACCAGACGGCTTACAGTTACTTTGAAGTAGATGATATTTCAACCATTACAACTCTAACAGCTTACTGTTGGTATTATGATAGAAAAACTAATAGCCACTACTTAGCCTCATCTACAGGAGCTAAACAAGGACCTTACCAAAGAATTAAGATAGGTAGTTATAATCAAGCTGAAGCTGCTACTACAAAATATTTTAAAACTTACAAGCCTATAGCATTAGAAAAATTAGACATTACAGGTTCTTGTATACCTGATTACACTGCTGGAGTTGCTTTTACTAGAAATGCTGACCATGCAGCCCCTTGTGATGGAGTCGTACTCATATTTACAAACTTATCCGAAGTAGCTAGTGCGTCTTGTTATATGACTATCAACGGTGTTCGTCTAAATACCGATATGGGAGGCAATAGTGCTGGTACGTATTTCCTTTATTTCCCTGTTGCTAAAGGAGATACATATAACTGGACTGACATTTCAGCGGGTACTATCAATAATTACACTTTTTATCCATTAAAAGGAGCTAAGTAAAAATATGATTAAATATGCACAACTTATAAACGAAGAGACTGGCTTATGTAGTATAGGAACTGGTACTAATATTGATTTCTACAAATCAATCGGTATGACTGAATTGGATGTTCAACAATCCGATATTGACAATAACTGGTATCTCATTGACAAATGTCCCATGAAGACTGACGAACAAAAAGAACAGGAAGAGAAAAAGAGAGTAGCAATGCTCAGAATGACTCCGAGAGATTTTCTTCTAGCAATTACTGGAATGGGTGTAGACTTTACCAAGATTAAAGAATTAATGGCAACTAATCCGCAAGTAGAAATTGAGCTGAATTACTGTAACTACGTCTACAGGGGGAATGCTTTACTCGACAAGTTATGTGGTCAGTTCGGCATTACTACTACACAACTTGATGAATTGTTTAAGAGCAAAGGTACGCCTTAACAGGCTAAAGGTACGCCTTAACAGGCTAAAGGTACGCCTTAACAGGCTAAAGGGGTCTTAATGCAAACGGAATATTTTGAATACGTGGTATAATATAGGTAGAAGGATAACTTCTACCTTTTATATTTTTGATAAGTTATAAAGGAGATAATATGACATATATTCCACGAGATGCAACTTACAGTACAAACCCAATAAAAAACTACCAATTATGGGATGAACAAGCTATGCTTTATCGACCTAACAGTGTTCAAATGGCTGATGCCTTAAATAGTTTAGAAGCTACAAACGCCCTTCAGGCTATGAACACCCTCCAAACTGCAGCAAAGCCAGTAGCTAACGCAATTAGTAAGGCTGGTTACTTATTAGCTCCTTTAGGTGAAGCTGCCATGTTCTACGGAGCTGTAGATGCTGCAAAACGTTCCGACGATAGAATTCCTACCTACTCAGGAAATATGTCAATTACACAAAACGAAGGAGCTCCCATATTGCCATCTGTCCAATTAGACAACAACGGCAATCTCTCCTACCAATTACAAGGCGGAGTAGAAGAAAATTATATGCTTCCACCTCAGCCGAACAAAATGGATGATTATTACAAAAAAGCTAGACAATTTTACGGAACGATGAAAGCTAACCCACAAGTACCTTTTAACGTTTTTAATAACTTCATCCAAGGCGATAATAAAGATTTACCAGAGTTATTAAACGGACAAGGAATGGCAAGTAACTTGTAAGTGTAACTTAAATAGTTAACGTCTACTAACATATTATATAAGGATAACAAAATTATGGAACATTTCATTACGTCCTCAATCGGACTAGGAACATTAGCATTGACACTTTTCAACTCTTTAGTTCTCGTTGGATATGGTGTTTTCTACTTTAAAAAGAACTACGAAATTCTTCCTAAAGAGACTTACAATGCTCTTGTGGAAATGTTTGAAGAGCAGCAGAAAGAGGAGAAAGCCTCTACACCTTTAGAAGGTGGTTGTGGCGATTTCTTCAGAGACCAGATAGAAGAGGACTACGATGAAGAAGGGGAAGACGATGAGTAGACAAAAGGGTAAAGTTTATGTTATGTATATTTGCAGAAATAAAAAATGTAATAATGGATGGATTGACGAAGATTTAACGCACGCCAAGACAGTTCCGCCCAGTTGGAAATATTGCAGAGAGTGTGCACAAGAAATGGGTATCGATTTTAATAGTCAAAATCCAGACGATGCCAAAACGGATAAACAAAAGGAACGTGAACTAAACCTAAGAAATATTCAAAGATAATAAGAAATAATGCCCAGTTTTAAGGCTTAGTTAATCGGGTAATGTAGTTTATCCTAAACTTATTAAAATACTTAATTCTAAGAAATATTCGGCATCATAAAATTTGAAGGAATAATCAATTTGAAAGCGTATGTAATTAAAGATTTAAATAGTGGACTGTACTACGATAAGAAAACCAAGTTCGTAGAACCTATGTCTATTAATACTCAACTATTTGCAAGTAAGAATGAAGCGGTATTATTTGTCTGTTTGCAAATTCTCGACGAAGACCTTGCGTGGAGACTTCTCGAGAAAGTTCACGAAAAAGAGAGATGGGAACTAGATTGCAGCAAAGATGAATTTAACGATGCTGTAAAGGCATTTAATCTTACTGTTATCCCCATAGAAGTCATCGAAGTACACCCTAGCGGGTCATAG